TATTCTTTTAGAAATTATGGAGGACTAGCATGAGAGAAGATCAAAAGCAACAAGCGTTTCCAGACGATGGGCATTTTGGCATCAGTATTCGTGACTACTTTGCGGCGCGAGCTATGCAAGGTATGTTTAGCAATTCTGAACTGACAACAGTAATAAATTCACACGATCAGTTTGCGGAGTTATCTTACAGGATGGCAGACGCCATGTTGAGAGCGAGGGAACATGACACAAGATGAAGTACTTGAAACGCTACGTCAAGCTGTGCGCAATCACACGCTAGAAGAAGTGGCGCAGGAGTTCGATGCCATGCGCATCGCCTTTGGTGATACCGCTCACAGTTTTGCACAGTACGTTAGAGAGATGAAGAGTGAAGAGTAATCACAATATTATTCGTGCGTTACTCAAACAGCACCCCGATGGTTTGAAGTCAAGCGATATATCTAGGCTAACTGGCATAGAAGTTCGTTCTGTCAACAAATCATTGGAGGGTGTGTTTGGTGTGTACGTCGATCGGTGGGAGAATTCAACTCACCGCAACACACTAGCCGCAATCTGGGTCGTCGTTGACGTGCCTGACAACTGCCCGAAACCTGAGAATACAGGCAGAAGAACCAAATTAAATTCAGAGGACTGACGTGTTCACGATAAGATGATTTGTGCAAGCCCAGTAGATGCGACCACACTTTGTCGGCAACAAGGGGCGTCCAGTCCTTTGAGTAATTGACCTCTTGTTGCCATTCCAATAACGCGACACGAGGGGGCGCGTAATCTACTTTACCCCCTCACCTAATTTAACCGGAGAATCAAGTGGACAAAGACCAAAGTTACACATACAACACAGAAATCGGCATCACAAAAATAGATCAAACAACCATCCTGTTCAAAGACGCGATGCGCTACCGCAAGATGCGAGAGCTCCTCGACACGTTGGTCATCATGGACAAAGACAAAGGTGCTATGCACTTTGAGAACAGCGATGACTTAGATGAGTACGTTGACAAGTGGCGCAAGAGCAGATCGCTACTCACCTCTGCAAGTATCACAGCGCAAGCGTTGGAGATACTGGAGAACCAACTCACAATGACAATTAAGGAGTCAAGGAAATGACGCCCGAGGTAAGGGTAAAGAAACAGATTAGAAAAATCTTAGATGAGTTGGGCGTGTACTACGCCATGCCCATCGGGACAGGATACGGGAACTCAGGGGTGCCTGACTTCCTTGTATGTGCCAACGGCAAGTTCGTTGGCATTGAAGCGAAAGCGGGTAAGGGTAAAACCACCGCTCTACAAGAAGCCCATCTAAGCCGCATACGTGGCGCAGGGGGGATAGCCGTTGTCATCAATGAGGACAACATACAAACTTTAAAGGAGGTCTTATCATGAGCGAAGCAATGTCACAAGAAGAGTTAGAGCAACGTATTAACAAGATGTCAGACGAAGAGCAGGCGCACTTCAAGCTACTGATATACAAGTTGGTGATGTGTTATGGAGAAGGGCAAGCGCAAGGCGTTGTCATCATTGGTCGCGCAGAGGATGCGTTTGCAGGAGTCGTTACCCTAAACTGTAATGAGATGGAGGCGTCGCAACTCATGTTGGCGGCAAACGATTTTTTCGGCTTTCTAAACGTCCTCGACGCACCACCCAAGGAGAGTTTTAATTGAGCAAACCATTTGACAAAATAATAACCATCGACTTTGAGACGTACTGGGATAGCAAAGAGTACACGCTCTCTAAGATGACAACCGAGGAGTACATACGCCATGATAAATTCAGAGCGTTCGGAGCTTGCGTCCATGTATACGGAAGCGATGAACCAATTAGATGGTTTGGAGATACGGAGTTACGTCAGTACCTTGATGGGATTGACTGGGGACGAACCGCAGTGCTTGCCCACAACGCACAGTTCGATGTATCAATTATGGAGTGGAGATATAACGCCCGACCATGTTTCATCTTCGACACGTTATCAATGGGACGAGCGCTTCGAGGAGTTGAAGTCGGCAACTCCCTTGCAAAATTGGCCTCCGATTATTCCCTCCCCCCAAAAGGCAATGCTGTTTACTCCACTAACGGACTATCAGTACTCACGCCGGAAATTGAAAAAGAGCTTGCCGACTACTGCGCCCATGATGTATTTCTGTGCGAGGAGATATTCAAACGACTTGTTAAAGGCTACCCTGCGAAAGAGCTACGGCTCATCGACATGACGCTCAAGATGTATACGCGTCCGCTGTTGCAATTAGACCAACAAATGTTAATCAAGGCACTAGCCGAGGAAGGAACTGCTCGTGAACAACTATTACAGAGGCTCGGCGTGGAGGATGCTGAGTTGGCATCGAACCCAAAGTTTGCTGAACTACTTACGAAACTCGGAGTTGTTCCGCCAACCAAGACAAGTAAAACCACAGGCAAGACAACGCTTGCCCTCGCTAAGAATGACGCCCTCTTCCAGACGTTGCTCAACAGTGAACGTGAAGACGTTGCCCTACTTTGTCAAGCGCGTCTTAAGGTTAAATCAACCACTGAGCGAACGCGTGCCCAAAGATTCCTTGACATCGGCAAACGCGGCACGCTCCCAGTTCCGCTCTCGTACTACGGGGCGCAGACGGGTAGGTGGACAGCGGCCAAAGGCTCGGCCATCAACATGCAAAACCTTAAGCGAGGTTCATTCCTACGCAAAGCGATTATGGCTCCCGAGGGCTACCAACTGGTCGTTGGGGACTTATCTCAGATTGAACCGCGAGTTCTCGCGTGGCTTTCGGATTACCAAGATATGCTCGACATCTTCAAGGGAGGTGGTGACCCTTACGCGGCTTTCGGGGCTCAGATGTTTAACATCCCGAACCTCACCAAAGAGTCTCATCCAGACCTACGCCAATCTGCAAAGTCTGCGCTACTTGGGTGCGGTTACGGCCTCGGTTGGGCTTCGTTTGCCTCTCAACTACTCGTCGGTTTCCTCGGTGCACCACCGGTCAGGTATTCGCGGGATTTTGCTAAGAGGTTAGGCGTTGACTCAGAGTATGCGCAAGCGTTCGTGAAGATGACTGACATTGATGACAAGCTATTCGACATCCCACACACATGTTCTACAGAAGACTTGCTGAACCACGTACTTGCGTCCAAGGCAATCATAGATACGTACAGGAGAACTGCGTACCCTGTTGTAGCGTTCTGGAGTCTCTGTGAAACAGCTTTACATAGAGCGCTTGTCAATGGTGAGGAACTGGTGTATAAATGCATTACGTTCCGCAAAGGCGAGATTGAATTGCCCAACGGAATGAAGTTGTTGTACCCTGATCTTCGCTATGAGAAGGACGACAAAGGTAGGAGCCAAGCAGTCTATGGGCCACACGCTACCAAGTTGTATGCAGGGAAGATAACGAACAACATTACGCAGGCATTGGCGCGTATTGTTATGACGGATGGTATGTTGAGGGTAGCAAAGAAATACCCGATCGCAGGCACAGTGCATGATGAGTTGATTGCTGTTGTACCTGACGATGAAGTGGTTGACGCTAAGACTTGGGTCTTGGCGCAAATGACTATGGAGCCAAGCTATATGCGTGGCATTCCATTAGACGCTGACGGTGGCGCTCACCGGAGATATGGATTAGCAAAAAGCTAGGAGAAGCAATGCAGATACCAAAACGCATACAAGTTGGCAACACTGAGTACGCCACAATCATGGTCGACAAAGCCAAACGACAAGACACGCTAGGCACAATCGACTACACACACGGCATCATCTGGCTTGCCAAGAGAGATGCTCACGGCAACAAGCTAGACAAAGTAGAACTGGCCGACTCGTTCTGGCATGAGATGACTCACGCTGTACTACACGACATGAAGCACGAGCTATGTAGTGACGAGAAGTTTGTTAATGCTTTTGCCAAGCGCCTTTCTTCTGCAATTAACTCAGCCCAACTATGAAACAACCCGCATGGTCACACTCATCCCTCAAAGATTTTGAGGGGTGCCAACGCCGATACCAAGAGGTCAAGGTTTTAAAGAACTACCCGTTCACTGAGACTGAGGCAACACGTTACGGCAATCAGGTACACAAAGCTATTGAGGACTACATCGCAGAGGGCAAACCAATACCCGCTGAGTACTCACAGTTTCAACCTGTGGTGG